AAGAGGCCAAAACCTCTCTATGTCTTTAGGTTCTATCGGTAAAACGCTTACTAGCGGTTTAATTCGCTTTTTGCTTACTATCGCCATTCTTCTCCTTCAATAAATCAAATACTCTTTTGTATTTTTTTTGTTGATCATAGAAGTACTCTGCGCCTTTTTCTCTCATATCTTTAAAGCTATTTGGATTTGCTCCAGCTATGATTCCTGCGCCTAATACTCCATCTGCTCTTGTTACAAACTCTCCGTCTGCTAATTGAGCTAACATTGTATCTTCGTCTTTATCACCTGTTCCTGATCCATCTTCAACATAACCATGTGCTCTGACATAGTTATTTGAATCGTTTTCATCGTGTGAAACTTTTGATGGAAGGTAGTTAACACCACCTTCATTAAATTTTTTAATTTCTGCAATACCACCTGTTCTTAATCTTTGTACATCGTATGAGTAAGGACCAATTCTTCTGTCTTTAAGACCTTGTTCCTCTGGTGCATACATTTGCTCATATTCTTTTTCTTGTCCGGTAGCCGGGTCGATGTATTTATAATTACCTCTTTTGTCTCTCATTTCTAAGTAACCCATATTATAACCAGGAGTATAAATGTCTGTTGGCCCTTGTTTAAAAGCACCTGATGCATACATTCCTGCACTAGTTGTTAGTGCAAGTTTAAGTGGATCAATTTCCATTACTCCTGCAGCCGCACCTGCTTTTTGTCTTCTGAAAAGTAAATCTAAAAGTGAACCACCACCTTCTTTTGATTTTTGCCCTGCTTGAAGTAAACTACCTGTATTAGCATTCATTCCCGCAAAATTTGGATTTCCAGTCGGTGTTACTGGTGCTGCTGGCATACCTATCATACCTTTAAAAGGAGCTCCTGCATAAAATTGTTTGTAAGCTGATGGGTTCATTGCACTTAATCCAGCTGAACCAAGTGTGTAACCACCATAAGCACCTAAACCAGCTCCAAATAATCTACCTAAACCAGAAGCTCCAGATTGTTTTGCTCCTTGGTATCCTTGGTAACCTCCGTATGCTGCCAGTGCGTAAGGTAATAGGTTCCACATAATATATATAAATTCTCCTTTTAGATCTAAAAAGGAAATAATACCATTTTACTCATTGATTATCAACTCATCGACAAATTTACCAGTATACTGATGCTCTCCTACGTGAGTAATTTCATCTAAAATATAAGCGTAGCATTTGCCCCCAATGTCTTTCCATAGCTTACAAAAAGCAAAATCTTCTCCTAGATAAGTCTTTTCCACGGGGTCGTGAAGTGTATCAAAGAAGTTCCACATATGCTTTCTGGGCACTAATTCACCATTAATTACCGTGTGCTGACTTATTTCTTTATTAGGATATTCCTTTATTAGTTTATGAAACACAGATTTTTTAATTAACATGCAACCTGTTGGGCTGTGTGTTACTTGTATAACTCCATTTTTTACTTTAATATTTTTATCATTAGGCACTTTCATTGGGTAGGTATTCATACTTTGTGATAATTGCTTAGGTGATTTAATTTTATCGTTTTTAATATTATCAAAAGCTTTGTCCCACAGCATAGTCTTTAAAGGATAAGGTATAGAAATAACATCTTTATCACTTTCAATTAATTTGAATATAGAAGATGCTTTAAAGTCAATATCTGAATCAACAAATAATAGGTGAGTACAGTTTGATTCTAAAAAACCAGAAACACATAGGTTTCTACCTTGAGTAACTAAAGATGATTTTACTATGGAGTATTCAATATTTACTTTTTTTGCATGACACAATTTCTGTAATTCTATTAAAGCTTTTACATAATGTAATGAAACTTCAGAATGACAAGGAGTAGCAAGAAAAATTCTAATTTGATTATTGTCTTTATCTACAGGTGTTACAGAATCAACTTTAAAATTTTTTATAGTTTGATAAGTGTCTTTATTAACGTATTCATTATGATTGGTGGGTTCTTCATCTTTTTTTACCCATAAAGGTTTAATAGCTTTAGTAAAATCTGATTGTACTTCTATTTTTTTATAATCCTTTGACACGTAACGCACCTTTCAAAAAATTTGTCCATTCTTGTCCTTTTTTATTCCAATTATAAAATCGTTTATAAAACTTCTGTTGTTCCTCAAGATGATTTTGAATATCATTAGTATGTAAATAAGCTATAGCTACTTCAATAGCTTGGGCAAAAGATGCAGCAAATAATTCATGGTTTTGAGAATAATTTACATAAGCAGGCCACTCCGAACAAGTTTCAGGAAGTGCACCAAAATTAGTTGTAATTACATGCGTACCTGCTGCTAAAGCTTCTAAAGCAGAAGCGCAGAAAGTTTCTTCAAATATACATGGGTAAACAAATAAATCATAATCTGTTAAGTGTTCTAAAATATATTCATGGGGTTTAAAACCAATGTAGTTTACATTTGGTAATGATTTGGCTTGCTCATACAAAAGTTTAAACGCATCCTCATGATCTTTAGCAAACTCGGATCCGTAGACATTACATGAACTATATACATCTAACGTAACATGAGTGCTTTTAAGCATTTGCATTGCTAGTAACAATACATTTAATCCTCTCCAAGGAGTGCAATGATGAATTATTCTTATAGGTTCACCTTGTTTGTATATTTTTCTTTTAGGAAAATGATGTGCACCATTCTTAATTACAATACTTTTATCTTCTGGTATTTGATGAAAGTATCTAAACTTCTCATAGTTCCAATGAGAATTAAAGACGTACCAATCATATTCATCGTGTCTTTTAGGATTACCAAAAAATTCTTGTAAATTACCTTGATCGTAAGAATTCTTTTGCCAAAGAATATTTAATTTTTTAGGATCAATTGGAACCTTTCCTGGTATAGATGTACAGATTTGCACTTTGTCCAAAATTTCTTTTGGCACGTGCTTTATCAACTGTTCTTGCTGAAGTTCAGTTGCTCCTCTAGGCTCCATATATTTTTATTATTATTTTTTAGTTTCAGCACCCAAAGAAACTTTAGTAACTTTAATTTCAAGATCTTGTCTAAAGTCGTCTGCCGTAGTATCTGTATTTGGATCTGCAACGTCTGCATCAAACTCAGCTTTATCTGCATAAACTTTACCAGTTCTCTTATGTTTTACAATTTCTTTTGCTGTTGCGGGTATTTTAGTTATTGCCATATTTACCGTCCTTGTCGATTGTATTTCTTATAGTCTCTTTTTTCATTTTTTGAAAGTCTTTTTTTGTGCCTTCGAGGTCTTTTTCTAGGCTGTGGTCTGGGTGTAAAATTTACAAATTTACGTTTAGCCATTTTCCTGTGATCTATCTAAGAGTGCATATGATACTATACCTTGAATTTCATTAGCGGTTCCTGCTGTCATTTTTAATATATCACCGCCTTCTAAAACTAATGTTTGATTAATTACATCTAAAACAGTATTAGCAGCTACGGCTTTTCTTGAAATAGAAAAAGTGGCTGTAGCAGATGTATCAGTTACTTGTACAGATAAGGTAACCGGACTCCCGCTAGAGTTATCTAATTGTATTTGTTTTATTAAAACAGTTCCATCAGATGGACAGGTAACTACATTAGTTGTATCAGTTGTAGTTAAATTAATACCTTGATTTTTATATTGTATTGTCATGAACTAAACCAATTAAAACTATCTTGTTCCTCTTTTAATTCATTTTGAAAAGCAAAATTTAATTGATTTTTCATTGTATCAATAGCTTCTATAATTTGACGTTGATTAGATCCATCATATTCTGCTTGAGGTTCTGGAATTTGTAATATTATTTTAGCCATTAAATACCTTCGGCTGCTTCCCAACTAGCACCAGCTTTTTCAGACGCAGTTTTAGATGGTGTAATATTACCTCGATAATTTTCTCTATTAGTATCTCCTTTTCCATAAGGAACTTTTGAGCTTACATTCAGGTTATTTCTAGTGTTATTGTTACCGCCGTGTTTTTGTTTAATTTTATTAATTGCTATTTTATCATTATCTTGTCTTTGTTTTAATTGTACTATTCTATCATTAAGAGTAGCAACTTTTTTATTATAAGCAGCAGGGTTAGTTTTTTTCAAATTAGAAAATTTATCAGGTAAATTCTTTAAAGTTTTTTCAATTCCTTCAATTCTTTTTTGGTATGCTCTACCCAAACCTACGTTTGGAGGCTCTCCGACTCGTCCACCTGTTAATGTATGTAAACCACCACCTGATATAGGATTATATCCCGCCATCAAATCACCTTCTGCTATTCTTCCAATATCATCTGTTCCATACATCCCTGCATAATAATTTTTTGTAGCAGTAATCATTGGATCTTCTTTAGGTAACATAGCACCTAACATAGCAGCTGACATGGGAACAAAAGATGGGATATTTGCTTTATTTAAAATTTTACTCTGTATAAAGTTCTTAGCTGATTTAATTGGATTAAAAGACATTGCATTATTACTAGCTGCTAATGCATTATTATATATCGATCCAATCCCACCACCAAGAGGTTGTCCTCGCTCCTCAAATCCTTGAATTCTGTTGGGATCTCCATAAACACTTGTCCAATCTTGTGCTTGTAAGTTAGGGACCACATTTCCTGTATTTGCCTGTAAAGGAACATTTCCTGTATCCATCGGTATTGGAGCACCAAAATTAGGATATAAAGGTTCTAGTCCTACTCTAGGCTGAACATTTCCTGTACCTGACAAATCAGGTTTATCATTTCTAAACACAAAAGGGTCATTTAAATTATTAAGATATTTATTATCGTATTCGTCCATTATCTCATACCATCTGGTTGTGTGTCTGCTCTAAATGTGCCATATCTCCACGTTTGGTTAACAGATTCGTTTTCTACTTTTAAACTAGCTAATCTTGCTCTAGCCCTAGTGTCCACTTTACTAGTTGATGAGCTTACTGTAAAGGGTCCCAAAGGAGAAGATGTTTCGGTGTCCGTTGGATAGTCTTTAAGAAGAATGGATATTTTTGCATCTCCTGTAAGAACTTTAAAATCTGGAACAAACCTTCTCATGCTCATAAAATACTGTCCATTACCTTCAATATCTAGGTCAAAATCTCCAGATTGTATAAAAGATGTTATAGCGGTAGATGTTCCTGAAGTTGTTACTTGGTTATTACCTTTCTCTTGTGCATAATACGTTGAAGCTCCATTAACTGCGGTAGCTCCTTGAATAGTAGGGAATGTAGGCACTCCCGTTGTACTGTATTCAGTTGAGTAAGGATGCTCAAATAACGTTGCGTCTAAATAAGTTGTTCGAGCCATAGACCCAGTAGTCCAAACTCTTTCACCATAATTATAAGTAACTACTCTATCTATACTTGATGATCCATTTTTAGGATAAAACCAACTAATTTCTGTAAATAAAGAATTTAGTCCTGCATATATTAATTCCTCTGCAGTGTAATTAAGACCAAGATTACTTCCATCAGTTGAAAAAACAAAATCTTCTACTAAACATGGAATAGATTTTACTGTTCCATCAAACATAAAAAATCCTCCAGATCTTCCCATCCACCAAACGGCACCGTTAACATATTTTAATGCGTGTTGTCCAATTAAACCACAATTAGATCCAACTTGTTTTATCGAAAAAGTAAACGGAGGTCCTACAAATTGAATAATATACGCTGAAGTATCTGTTAAAACTAATGTATAATCTTTAGCTTTTACTGCTCCTACTATTTGAGTTCCTGCATCTAATCTAAACGTACCTGCGGTATTAATTGATGTCGGTGCATAAGTTGACGTAGATTCTTGATCAGAAAATCTAATAAACATTTTGTCTTGTGTGCTAGTAGTGCCAATAGTGGTTTCTGTTCCAAGCATAATTAAATGTCTATCTCTTTGAGATACAATAGACATTATACTTCTTGTAGGGGCTCCACTAAGTACAGTTGCACGTGTAATAAGAGCATTGGCAGTAGAATTTATAGGTTGCCAACCAAAAGATCTACCATTTTTAACTGTTGCAATTAATTGTTGACCAAAATTATCTAATGACCATGAAGCAGGTTCAATAATTACTGTAGAGGATAAAGAGGCTACGCCCCAACCAAGATAAAGTTCAACACCAGTTCCTGAAGAATGCGCAGATCGTGTTCCTCCTACACCTCTAGTTATTCCGGTAAGATCATTACTTGATATTCCTGTGTAAGAAATAAATTCAGCTCCGACTTTTATTGTTCCGGTTGTATTAAATCCAGTAGTGCTTGAAAGGGTAATGCTTGTACCAGAACCTCCAGTTCCGTTCGTGTCATCATTTAGAGATCCGTTTAACGTGCTTATAACTCCAGATGATCCACCCCATCCTGTAGTTCCATATCCATACCCAGCAGTTTGATTTATAGGTCCAATTTTAATATAAGGATTTACAGTAGCCGATCCACTTCCCGCTACACTAGTTCCTGCTCCTGCAGCCATAGTAATTGTAAAGGTGTCAACTGTAGGTGCCGTTACCACTTGAAAAGTATTGGTTTCAAAATCAGCGGCTACATAACCTGCTCCGGTTGGAGGAGTAACAGAAGTAAAAGTAAATAAATCCCCTACTGATAAATTATGCGCAGCTTTGTTAACCGTTACAGATGCTTGAGTATTAACTGTAGTAAAGGTACAACCTGTTAAAGCAGTTCCCAAAGGTGTTATATCATAGAACGAACCACTAAAATAAATTACTAAAACTCTAGATGAGCCTAAAGCTACATATCTTCGACCATCTAAATCTGCCCATGAGTGTTGCTCTCTTACTGGACCACATAACGTAGAAGCAGATAATTCTTCCCATCCACCTAATTTTTCTGGTAAACCATACCTAAACCTAACGTTATCGCCATCAGTCCATTGACCTTCAGCTCCCGCTTCCGTTACTTGTTTGTTAAATCCTGGTCTTATTTGTACACTTGTTAAAGGCATAATTCATTATACTACATCAAATCTAATGATTAAAGTGGTCTAGAAAGGTATATATATATGTCCTTAAACATACTTCGCTCCTATAATCTTATTTTGTTTTAATGTCTTGCCCATTTACTGTTTGAGTATTCATTATTTTTTCATCTTTAAAATTAAGGTTAAAACTAGAAGCAACACTAACCAGTGAATTAACAAAATGTTTTAACATTACTGGTTCGAATAACAAACATTTTTTTTCAGATATAATCTTTATTTCCTCTTCAGAAAATTCTATTTTTCCTGAGCCATCATCTTTATCTTGAATTATTTTCATTTATTAAATCTCCTCTATGGTTAGCATGTGGTCCTTTCTGATTTACATAATGTAAAAAAACTTGCATACAATAATCTCCCTCAAAAGCTTCACGTCTGTGTCTTACATTAGTTCCTTTATATACAACAGCATCCCCAACATTTAAAGATATTGGTGTGTCTTCCATGTAAATAGGCCAATCGGTTTTATCTGAGTCTATTAAAACTGTTACAGAAAATTCACAAGACGGTCTATCAGTATGCTCTTTTAATATTGCACCATAAGTATAACATCGCCAAAATGTATATGTGGGATGTAAATCAATTTTTAAAACTTTTTCTACAATATTTTTTTTATTATTTAATATAACTTGCATTAAAAGATCTTTGTAAAAACATGTATCTCCGTTGTTATTTTGTAGAACATCAAAATTAGTTTTATTATTTATATGTTGTAATTTACAATAATCTTTTAATAAATTTATTTCTGTTGTATTTAAAAAATTATTTACTCTGTGATATTTAAAATCTTCTTGAGTCATTATGCGAACCATGATACCAAAACAAATCTTTTTCCTTCTGTTACATTATTAACAGAATGAGGATATAAAAAATTTGAAGGCCATACTATCATTCTCCCTGATTTAGGTTTAACCGTTTGATAAATTTCATCTCTATTTTGAGGGTTATGAAAATTTAACTCCCCTCCTTTATAATCATCATTTAAAAAATAAATTATACTTATATTTCGTGGAAATTTTAAATGATAATCTGTGTGAATTATATACTTACCACCCACATCATACTGCAACGCTTCTAGACTTGAAATACCAGAAGATTCTGTTCTACAAGTTAAAAGCGATTGATATTCAATATGATAGTGAGTAAAAAAATTACACCAATAATTATACCAATGTGTTTTAGATAAATTTTTTTCGTCTATATGAAAAGGAAATGTTGTAGCAGCTCTAGTTTTTTTCTTAATAATATCTGGTTTAGTGTGGGACTCTATTATTTTAGCTTCTTCAAACTTAACAGTATTTAAATATTTTATAAATGAACCAATAATTTTTAAATCATGCGTATTATCAAATATTCTTATAAAATTTTTTAGTTCCATTTTTTCTTCTTCCAAAAGATTTTTTTGTAATTATCTTGTATATATTTTTTAAAAGCAGAAAGTTCTGTTCTTTTTTCTTTATTGTTTATTTTCATTTTCCAATCTTCTCTTTTAAAAGGAATAACTTGTACATACGGAGTACCTCTTTTTAAAGTAGTTTCTAGCACAGGGTACTTATCACCATTAATTATCATAGGAAAATTTACCTCTGAATTAAAAGTATCAGTGTCTACAATACCTGATATAATTTCAAATCTATCATCACGATTATTTAAAGGAGGCACAAAAAGACAAGAATATCCTGGAGGAGTAGTTATTTGAAAAGGATTTATTATTTTATAGTAAGGTAAGTGTTTATTTTTTTCGTGCATAGGACACTTTCCCAATTGATAAGGTTGGTGGAAATCATCAGCATCTGATCCTATATTAACAGCATATTTATGTCTTAATACTTCTTGTGCAACATGTATTGCGTTTTTAAAGTAAGAATCTGGATTTCCTTCACCGTTCTTAACATTATGAGCAATATACATATCTTGAGGTAATTTTAAAATATACCCAGCACTTAAGGAATCTAAAAAAGGCATACATCCTTTAACAGTTTGAATTTTAAAACTATGTTTTAAATTTTTATACCAATCTGGAATGTTAAATTTAGCAGGAATAGGATAAACATCTTTAAGATAATCAGTCCATTCAGGACTGTGCGAAAACTTTATGATATTGTCGGAAGACCACATGATGTTTTTTAACTAAAAAAAACATTAATGTAAAGTTAAAACAATCTTAATTCAATATACTTGTTATCGTCCAACATTGATTTAAAACAACTTTCAGTAAGGTTGTTTGCATCAAGAGTATTTAGAAAAGTTAAAGTTGCATTAGCATCAGCTATTTTAGAATGATTAGGTTTAGCTGCAATTCTATCTTCTAATTCTTTTTTAAACCAATTATATTTTGCTTGATGATCACCATCATCCCCTGCAACTGATTGAGCAAGAGTTATCCATGGTGGACCACTTTCAGAATCAAGTTGTGGAACTTCATCTGCAAAGGTAACATCATCATTTGCAAACACCATTGAAGTTGTTCCATTAAATACATTGTCATAATCAGAATCACTAATATCTTTAATTGTACAAGAATTTAAGTTATTTCCTACAACATAATTTTGATCAGTATCGGTTTTAACACCTGCTATTAAATTAGCTTCAGCTATTCCTAAATTATTAAAAATTAATTTAGCCATCTAATTACCCCTCATTATCATATATAGCTATTGCACCTGCGGTGCTGGGTTGACCTAAAAGCGTTATTTCTGCAGCCGAATTACCTGTAAATGTTTCACTTGCAGAAGGGGATAAAGTTCCTGCTGATCCAGGTGAACCACTAAAGTTAGTCATTCCTCTAGTTCCACCATTACCACCATTTGCTGCGTAAGTAGTTCCAGGATGAGCAAAAGTCGAAGCTCCGCCAGCAGTTCCTGCTGACATTGGGCCTCCGCCAGAACCTGCGTTTGCGGCTGCATATGGTGCTGAGTAAGGATGTGATGAAACAGGAATTGACCAAAAGCCAAATGCTCCTTGTCCTCCACCTCCGCCTCCTCGTCCCATATTATTTCCACCGCTACCGCCCGTACCACCTTTTGCATATAAGTGTGTAACAGTAACAGATGGATGTGCAGTGTAATTTCCAGTTCCGCCTGAGTTAGCAAATGCTATTGGTCTCATGTTAGCACCTCCACCAGAGCCTTCAGCTGCGGCAGTAAGTCTGCCTTGAGCATCAACAGTAATAGTAGCAGTTGCGTAAGTTCCTGCGGAAACAGTTGTGTTAGCTAATTTATCTGCAGTCACGGCATCGTCAGCAATCATATCAGTTGCAACTTGGACTTCACCAATAGCTCCTGCAGTTGCAGCTCCTAAAACTCTATTGCCCGTACCAAGATTTTGCATTTTAGCATAAGTAACTGCATCATCATTTATCACTGCAGTAACTACTGCATTATCAGAAATGTTTGCAGCTCTTACAGCATCATCAGCAATTTGATCGTTGCCTACAGCATCGTCAGCGATTTGCGCTGATCCTACCGTTCCGCCTAAAGTATCTAAAGAAATTTCTTTTAAATTTGTTCCGTCTGAATAAGCTGCATAAATTTTTGCAGCATCTAAAGTAAATCCTGTTCCAGATGCAGTTTTAATTGTAAGATTAGCAGGATTAGTTAATCCTGTTGCATCAAAAATATAAAATTTTTCTATTGAATCTGGAATAGTACAAATTGTACTAGCAGCGATTGAAGCTGTAGCAAATTTTATTACCATATTTCTAGCGTTAGAAATAGTTTTATCAGTCATTGCTAAAGCTAAAGTTCCACCACTTGATAGTGTTACTTGCTCATATCCTGCAATAGCTTGTTGTATTAAATTTAAATTGTTATTTGTGTTTGTACCCCATGTACCGGCATTTTCACCGGTTACCATTAATTCTAATTTTAAATCACTTGAATAAGTTGATGTCATAAATTGTGTCTCCTAAATTAACTTATTTTACCTTAACTAAGCTGCTAAATCAACCTCGTGCCAAATATTAACAACATCAGGGTCAATTTCAGACCATGCAAATATATTAACTTCACCTGTGCTGAAAGTCAATGATTGACCTGTAGGACTAACATTTGAAGTCTGAACAGTTCCTTCTTCTCCTAAAGAAGCTGTTAAAGATTGCCCAGAAACCCCTACTATTTGAGCTGGAATAGAGCTTTGGGTTCCTATACTTGACGTTAAAGCTTGACCCGTAGCTAATTCAGTTGTGCCTTGCACAAGAGAAATTGAGCCTATACTCATTGTTCCTTGAGAACCCGTCACATCGACTGGAGTTTTTAATCCAGCAATAGTGCTTCCGACACTACCAGTTAAAGATTGTCCAGTAACAGATTCATTTGTGCTTTGGACAAGACTCTGTGTTCCTATGGAACTGTTTAATGTGTGTTCAGCTACCGTAATTGATAAATCAGCATCAGCTTGTACTGAATAAGTACCAAAAGTTAAAGTTGTACTTAATCCAGTTACAGAAACATTGGCATCAGCAACAGTGCTTTCTTCTCCTATAGAAGAAGTTAAAGATTGCCCAGTAACTTGAACGCTGTAAGCATCGCCCCATGTTAAGTTACCCCACTCATCTCTACCCCAACCTGCACCAATTAAATATTGATCATCAATTGTGACTGCACCACTACTTGTACTAAGAGCAGTTCCAGTTACATTTTGTTGAATGCCTCGTGCAATGTCTTCCTCGCCGCACGCAGTTTGAAGTAAGCCTGCAGTAGTAGGTAAAACTAAAGCCGATGTTCCACCAACAGTAGTTCCCTGTGAAGATGTTATTTGTATGCCACTAACACTTACATCCGCATTAGCTGTGGTTGTGGCTGAACCTATTGATGAAGTTGATGATACGCCACTGACAGAAATATCCACTTGACCTTGGTCACCCCAAGCAGTATGACCCCAATATAAACCACCCCAAGAGTTTGCAGTTAAATTTGCAGTTCCACCCATACCGGAGTCGTCTACCTCATAATAGTACATAGTTAACGGAGGGCCAACTTCCGTTACAAAAAATTGAGTGTAAGCTCCTGCTTGACCAGGAGTTCCAACTAATGTAATACCCGGAACGTATGCAGACCCACCTCCGTGAGTACCATCTGAAGTCGTAGAAAATTTTAAAGTATGACCTGCGTTTGAAGAATCTGATTGATCAAAACGATAGGTAGCCCCATAAGCTAAAGGGACAGCAGCTTGTAGGACTCCGTCTATATAAAATTTGTTGCCCGATCCAGGGTTAGAAACTGTAACAGTAAATGTTGTGTATGACACTAGATCGGGCTCCCATAATTATTATGCTAATCTTAAAATTGCAGCAGAAGTTGTGTATGCAGGGAACTGAATTGTAAATGTTCCCGAAGTTGCAGTTTTATCTCCACCAAAATCTAAAACAGCCACGGCATCAGTTGTGCTTGATCCTGATCCAGTAGTTGTGTTGTAAACTAAAGCACCTCTTGCTGTTAATGTTACACCAACAAAAGATAGATCAGCAAAATCAGTAATAGCGGTATTTGTTGCCATTGAAGTACCCACATTAACTAATGCTTTTCCACCAGCTGAGTAGCCAGATGGAGAAGATACTTCGTTACCTGTTGCATAATTAGTTGTTGATTTTCCTAAACTAGATGAGTTTGTATACATTGCCAATTTGAATGTGTCACCACCTGGATTAGAAAAATTATGCTTACCTTCTAGTAATTCTTTTTTAAAAGAATTACAAATTGCGTTTGTTGTTATTGCCATAATTATTCTCCTTTAATTAATAAATTGTGTTTGGAGAAGGGGATGGAACTTTCACTCTTGGAACTCCATCATCATACTCCGCACGTCTTCTTCTACCCATTTGTTGTAGGGCAAAATTCTGTATTTCTTCATCATACTTCTTTTTATACAATGTGTATAGATTGTCGGGTCCTTTTAAATAGCTGTAAGCTTCTGCTAAGACCCCATGTAAAAGCATGGATTCTTGATTAGTTGATAAATAAGTATTTGTAGACGAATCAAAATGAGGTGGGCTTTTTATGTAATTTAATTGTACTGTATCCGCACTTGAAGGCATAGGAGCCACAAGAATAACTGGTCCTTGAACCACATTATCTTCCCAATTAGCCCAATATTTCGGATTTCCAGTAGCATTTGTATGATTGTACTCTGATATAAAACTTGTGTCTCTTTTCTCTAAAAAATTTCTATGTCCAGATGAATTTATATGTTCTACCGATCTTACAAGGATACAATCAGCAGGTAAAATAACGTATCTTTTTGAAGCTGAAAATGTTGAAGTAGAATATTTTCTTAAATCATCATAATCAACTTTACCTGCTACGTCTAATTCAACAGCAGTAATAAAATCACCTATGATTGCATCTGTTAAAACAGTGCTACCTACTTCTGTGTAGTTTCTTACTTGTGTTAAAAAATTTGAATGTGTTATTGCCATTATGTTATACTCACTGTTGCTTTTCCTATTGTTGAAATAAGCTCTCTTCTTCTATTTTGTAATGAAGGATCTTCTGGAACCATACTATAAAGTGTTTCAGTAACTCCATCTCTTGTAATTTTAAATTCTTGTGTTCTAAATGCAAAGTCTCCAGGTAAATCTAAATTTGCAATACAAACAGTTACTCCACCAGAAGCTACAACAGTAGAATCGTTAGGTGCAAATGTTGGGTTTATTGAAGACATTAGTTGTGGTTGTTGATAATGTTGAACTCTTGGATCTTGTAACGCAATCGCATCTGCTTGGTTTCGTCTTCTTCTTATCTGTGGTTGTTTTGGTTCAAACTCAGAATAATGGACTAACGAGCCATTCCATTCTTTAACCATTTCTTCATATGGAAAAGCCATTCCTGATCTATCAGATATTGCTAATGCTCTTTTTCCTGTTGCAAATACTCCCATAATTATACCTTAACCTTGTACATAAAAGTTTTGAGGTGTTATATAAGTAGACGTTCTTTGACCATCTTCGTTTAACGCTCTTTTTAATTCATCCTCGTAAATTAATTTATTTTGTTGGACTAATTGTGGGTTTATTTTCATAGCTAAATAGTATGCTAGTCCTGCACACATACATGGTAAAAATCTATACACTACATCCGGATCATTTGTATAATTTCCTGCATCTTCAATTCTTTTAATTACATAATATTTTAAATATGTGTAATTATTAAGATTAGGTGTTTGATATAAATATATAATTGGAGTTGTTTGTCTAGATACATAGTATTGAGACGGTGTTCCACTTGAATATTTATTAGGGATTGCTGCATAAGTTGATCTGTCTATTTTTGTTAATGCAACATCTTCTGTTTCTGTAGAGTTAGCTGACGCTGCTGAAGTAGAAATAAAAGCCTCAAGAACATCACTAACATCACTTGCAACTGTGTAGTTGGCTTGTCCTGATACTAATGCGCTTTCATCTAATTCAACTTTCCAAAGATGTAGTCCTCTATTTCCCCATTCTGAAAATAATAAGTTTAAACTAGTTCTAGCTGATTTTAAATCATAACCAGAATTAGTTCTTACACCGCATCTTTGGTAACCCTCTTGGATTACATCATCTATTGCTAAATTAAAAGCTGTAGTTCCTGAAGTAGCCATTATAAAATATCCTTATAATAATCGGTTATACCGCCTTTTTTCATGCCAGGAAACTTAAGTTGTTTTTTCTTACCAAATAAATCTCTTATTTTTTTTAATCTTTTTGGATCATTACCTGCAGCTCTTAAAACTATTTTTGGTATTTGTAATCCTATTTTTTGTAATCCTTTTTTATCAGTCATTTTTAAATCCTTTCAATAAAGGTCCATAATATTTTACTAAACTATCATTACTTACTTTTCTGCCGTCTATCTCAGAATGCATATAACTACCATTATATTTTTCTAATTTTGGTGTACTTGGAGCTTGCGATGTAGTCTCACTGAAGGCTGCTCTACCCATTGCTGCTTTCATTACATCACCACCTCTTTTAAATTTTTTTTTAAAAAAAATTCCTTTTTGGTCTTTTGATATTTTTATACCAAATTCTGATTCTATTTCTTGGCTAGGAGTTCCTTTTATAAATTCATTTTTAAATTTTTGTTTTCTGATTGTTAAAGAGGGTTTTAACTTTTTTTCACCAGATTTTTTTAAATCTTTTTCAGTAAAATAAGGTTTAGGCATGAAATCTTGCATACCAGTATCAAACTCAACTCTCATTTTAGTCAATTTGTTAGACATGCCTCTCCTTTAATATTTCCTTTATTTTTAGTCATTGCTTCCATAATCTTCTTTCCTTTTTCTGTAAGTGACATGTTTCTCCTTTTTACGGTTATACACCTTCTTGGATTGTACCACTTTCGGAGCCCATAATCTAGAGCGCAATAGTTTTAAGAATGGGTTAAATTTTTTTTTCAAGTAATTCTATAAGTATATTACCAGCGATTGTTTCAGAATGGTTATGCTTTAATACCATATGTTCTAAGAAACTAGGGAAGACCAACAATTGGCCTTGTTTTAAATCTGGTTTAAAATTTTCCATAAAAATAGGCAATTCCATATTTTCATAATAAGATTGTAATAATTTATCAGCAGGATGAAAAAACAAAGTATTAGATTCTGAAATCTTTTTATAAATAATAAATGAAAAATGAGACATAGGATGAATGTGTTTATCTTGATAATCGTTTTCTTTATAATGATTTTCCCAAATGCTTTTTAAATGAAGTCTATGTGGTTTTCCAATATCTTCTGAAATAAGATCAGAAACATTTTTTAATAAATACTTTGTTGAATCAGGACATACCTCATTATTAAAATTGTGAGAACTTTCAGTCTTAGATAACCACGTTTTGACAAAATCTACATGATTTATTCTTATCTCATTTACATCAATAGTAGTTGCATAAATAGGAATAGAAAAAATATTTATTTTCATTTAACTTAATATAACTTTTGAAGTTTTATCTTTAGTATACTTTGCATCTACTCTATTAAAATCTAAGTTCCAAGATATTATAACTTTCTCCTCATCTTCTTTACTTTGTAAAGCTGGAGAACGATGAATAAAATGTGAGGGGAAAAAAACCATATCCCCTTCTTGTACTTCTATTGAAAAAGCATTTTCTAAAGAAGATGGATATAAAAATTGTGTATATGTACTTGTATTAATAGTAGGCATTTTAAGATAATACACCCCCGTAAAATTAGAGTGATGCGTATGCCAATTATGAATATGGTTATTTTTATAAGTTTGATACCACACTTTATTAATTATAACGTTTGTATAACCTAAAGTTAAAGCAAATTTATTTAATTGATTATATAAAGGTTGTATTAATTCTTTTACCCATTCTCTTTTAAAATTATCAGCTATAGGCCAATCAGTTCGGTGTATTCTATCATTATAATTATCTTTGTGATTAAACCACCCTACATCTTTAGTATTTTTTATTTTATCATATAAAGAATTTTTTAATGTTTTATGTTCAGGAAAAACATCTTTTAATATTGGACAGGATACTTCAAAAGCTTTAATCATTATAAATAATTTTGTCCATCTCCCACTCCTATTTTTCCAACGGGCATACATACCATTGCAATTGAGAATCTGTTTTTAAAAGAATTATTTATCTCAACTCTATGTTCATAGCAAGCAGGAAAAATAACTAAATCACCAGCTACAGTAGTTAAAACATATTTTTCTTGAGTCCAAGGTTTTAAGTTTTTTTCTGTAGACAAAGTATACCAATTATCTAATTTTCTTTTTCTAAAACCAAGATAATTAGGATGTTCTGTGGTTCCTTGTGGATAATATACCGCACTTAACCAGTGATTAGTGTGCCAATGATAATCAGAAAATGATTCAAAAGGTGTTTTAGAACTCCAAACTATTCCTAATTTTACTTTAGTTTCAAATGAATATTTTTCAAGTGCGTTGTTTATTTTTTGTAATAAAATTTTTTTTATAAAAGCACCCTTATCAATAATATCTAATATGTTATAGGATGCAGATATGTGAGAACCTGGTCGATTATCCTCATAAACATTATTGTATTCTAATTTTTTAAGAGAATTTAAAATTTTTTTATTATCGATTTCTGGTATATTTATTTTTATAATCCAATCAACAAAAGGAGTAATTAACATTTGAAATATTATTATCAAATATTTACACTAAATCTACTGCTTTTCCTAATATTGGTTTATATTTGGTTTTTCCTTCACTTTTAAATGCATGTAAAAAAGAGGCACGTCTACCTTCAGGTATATAGCTACAATGTATCCACCCGGAGTTTGGTTCTCCTGGAGTATAATATTCAACAATTAATTGATCATATTGTAATTCTCTATGAATCCAATCAGCTAGTTCAGCATTATCTACACCCATTACTTCGAAATCTGCCGCTTCCGCACGCGCGTGCTGCGAATTTACAGAGCTACCAATTGCTGTGCACAGCTCTGGGCTACGATAGCATGAGGTCACTTTAACTCTGCCAAAGTGATCACGCACTGGTTGAAGTATATTTTCACATAACGCTTTTAATTTTTCTATTTGATCTGCGTTAGGATTGTTATCAATTCCTTTACGAATTGCTGTATCTGATTTTATTAGTTCTTGTAGTGTAAAATTACGACTTAAGTTCATTTTTTATCTCCTTCATAGGACATATCTTCTGCCCATTCTTTATGTTTTTTATAAGTTCTTTTTGAATTTTTTTTTCTTTCCATTTGATAAAACATATTATTTGTATCCTCCGTTACCATGTCTGAGTTTTCTGCGTCCCAATACGTAGTTTGGACTTTATAGTCTGGCCAACTGTTATCAGTAGTATAGTTATTAACATGCCACAAAATACGATTATTAGGCTGAGCTGCATAATTCCCGTTAGCAAGAGCCAATATATGTGCACACTTATGTTCTTGAGGAATTTCAGAATGTTCAACATCCAAGATGTTAGTGTCTGGATGAGCCCAATCAATCGTGAATAAATATTGTCCATGATAAAATTTTTTATCCAATCCCAAGAATTTTCCATTTAAACCAGCCAACCAATCAAATTTATGAACACTAGGCCAATAACTAAAACAGTTCCACAATTCCAACTGGTGGACTTGCATATCAGGCACTTTGGTTCTGTCATACGATTTTTGGAAAAACGCTGATATAGGCAATCTATAAAAGACGGCACCATTCGGTAGCATAACATGAAATAAGATAGAACGTCCTGGAATAGACGCAATACCGAAGATAACGCAATCTTCACTTTCTCTATCATGTCCGGTAAGGTCATATAAATATTCTTTTCTTATTTTACAGTAAATTGGAGGAATGTTTGCATTTAAATAAGCCATATTGGAAATATAACATAAAATTATTTTAATATTAACTTCTTAATAGTTAAAGATCCATCAATATTCGACTCGAGCTCCGCCATCGATTTCACGCATTGATAAACTACATTTTTTGAAGTATTTCCCCTCATTGCGACACGCTTACCTTTAAGGCAATCAGACATCGCCGGTTGTATACGTGCTTCCTTGATCTCTCCGTTAATTATTAGAAGTAAAGCCACCACTAATTCTGTCAATGTGTACCTCCATTTTTATTTGCTCTTACTTTATCTTTTAGGATCTCAACATCAACTAAAAGCTTCTCGGTTTGTTTTTGTATAAATTGAATATTCACTTTATTATGCATCATGTCCTCGATCCGAGTTTCAATTTGCTCGACACTTTTATAAAGATCCTCAAGTAAAAAATGTTGCTCCTGGTCCACAGGTACTTGCTCAGATTTTTTAAGTAAATCATTTTCAAATAATTCTCTTGATGTCTCTAACGATACTAATCTTGAAGTCAGCTCTGCGTATACGAACACGCCGGCGGCAACGAGCACGATCAGACTAGCGACCGTCTTCATCGGCATTTGAACTGCTGCTTCTTCTGAAATTTTAAGTGCCATTAGTTATAACTATACCCCGTGTTTCCTTGTTCTAATTTTTTAAATAATTTTTCGTGTTGCTCCATAATTTCTTCATCAGAGTCCACCATCTTGTCCATCTTCTCGTCTAGCATTTGTACTCTAAATTCTAATTGATCGATTTGGTTTTCAAGTACGGCTTGAGTTGTAGATAATTCAAATGTTCTAGATAGAGACCATCCTCCTAATGCAATCAGGAGCCCGACTAACAGCGTTAAGACTTTTTCCATCATAGAAGAATTATACTTTCTTTAACCTTATGTTTCAATGAGGTGGGTTGGACTGGTTTTACGCAAAAAGCTAATAAACATAGCAGTATTATAAGTATTGCTGTAAAACGGTAGTCCATAACAACACCTCATTTACTTACTAGCCATTAATCCACTTATTAACCCACTTATGGATTAATTGAAAAGGCCAACAGATAATTTTCCACACCCATCCTATTGTTTTCTTAACCATATTATCCTCCATTCTTGATTTATTATGCGTACACACTATGCACAAGCAATTTCCGTCATCTCCCATGCATTGATTTGTATTTGGATTTGGGGCAACACCTTTACAATGACATAAATGATTACACTCTAAACACAATTCCATATTTCCCCTTGTTTAAATTGTTATCTATTAAGTATATGTAATAGTTACGCCAGCAGTACCAGCAATAGTTGCATGAATTCCATCTTTAAATAAAATTCCTGAACCTGGTAAGTACATGTCTAAACCTTCAGTTCCAAACAAATAAGTTGCAATCGTAGTTCCAGAGGCTCCACCACTTTTAAAAATGATAGATCCACTTCCGTTACCTTTTGCTTGAATAGACGTTAATCTACATCTGTTAGTTAAGCCTGTTCCGCCTACAGCAACCATTTGTGCCGTAGAAGTAGCATGTGCACTCGACTGGTCACTTGTAAAACTTGATCCGCCCATAAAAATTCTCCTTTAATTAGGTGCTCCCGGAGGAGCACCAATTTTATTTAACTATTAACTCCAAGGTTGAGCAAATGTACCATTCCCAATTAGGAATGCATCAATTGACCAAATTAAACCAGCAATTGCTCTACATCTTATGTGAGCACCTTCTAGTCCACCTTTAGTAGTTGCACTTAAAGTTAAAGTGTCAGTACCACCTGCATTAAAAGCAGTTACAACTCCTGGATCAGTCGCTGTATTGTTGTACCATGCACAACCTTTAAAAACATCCGCTGTGTCTCTTCCAGCAGCAGTTCCTGCATTCAAAGTGAAAGTATTTGTTGATGTTAAACTTGCAGTCATAACAAACTCATACATCATTCCAACTCTGTTTGCAGAAGATGGATCATCTCCACCTGCTACTGCAGAAGTTGCTGTTGCAATAATTGAAGGTAAGTTAAATACAGTAACATTGTTACCTAATTGTATTACTTTACCTTGATATTTATCAATCCCTGCAATGTCAGTTCCACCATCGGTAGTTCCTGCACCTATTGATTGTGCCATTTCTGGACCTGTTCCTAAGAATCCTCTTAAAGATCTTACCGGTCCACTAAACGTTGTTCTTGCCATAATATTCTCCTTTGTGTATAGCCATTTTACTATGCCGTCTCTATACCGTCTGCCTAGCCAGTCGACATAATTAATTAATTCTAGGTGTTTATATTATACTTTAGTAAAGTCTCCGAGTAAATACCTACTAATATCCTGAAGTATCTCTAAGATTAAAAGATAACCCATATTTAGGAATAGATGTATGATTTCTATAACATCCATGTTTTAAAAAAGAAGAAAAAATTCCAAATACTCCTTCGTCTGCTTTGATTGTTTGTTTTATTTCAGGAAATTCTAAATCTTGTCCCTTACTTAAGTAAATAACTCCAGATAAAAAATGAGGATGACCATGAAATGTACTTCTATCACCAAATTTTTCTATAAAACCCCAACATTCATGTAGTTCATAAGCAGGAGGGTCTATATGTTTATCTATACAATCTAAAATTTTCATAAGAGGGGGCCCTAATTCTGGATCATTATTAAAATAATCCCAATCTGTCATACCACCTTTAATATGTGTTTGATAATTTTTATTAGTTTTTTCACTACAACCTCGATTTATTTTATCTATAAAATAGGGGATATTAATTTCAATAGTTCCAGTAATAAAAACGTAATCTCTATTAACTTTAGAATTAATAAACTTCTGAATTAACATAAGGTTTACTAACATAAAAAAAGGGGCAGTGCAAATTAATGCACCGCCCCTAATTAGTAATACTGTTACTTAGTATTTATTAACTAGTTGGTAAATTTCCATTACCAAAAACACATCTCGGGTCACTCCACCCAAAGCTGTATCTTTCTCTAGCTTTAAATCTTACGTTACCAGTATCGAAGTCACCTTCCATTGCTGTTTTGATTGGTGATCTAACGAAATATTTAAATCCATTAGGTACATCAGTCATTAAGAAGTAAGAATCAGTATCAGTTAGGAAGTTATTCACTGAATAACCTTCTGGTACCATTCCCATGCTTCTTACAGCATTTATGTCATTGTCTGCAGTGCCGACTCTCATAGGAGACTTCATCAATCTCTCAGCAGTAAATTGTAATTCTTTTGGAATTATCATTTTTCTACCTTGAGAAGCGATTTTTAAGCCTCTTTCATCTACGAATCCAGCAATGTCGATTAACGACTGCTCTAACGAAGTTTCGTTAAGGTCTGCAGCAGTTGCAAGAACGTTTGAGAAAGTTCCACCAGTTGCAAGTGGGTGAGCGTTTCCGATTAAAGATTCGCCATCACCACCTGTAATAGTAGTAACTTGCGCATTGTTCAATACATTAGCAGCTTTAACTTGCTTCGTATTTGCCATAGATCTTGCTAATGCTCTAGTGTATCTAGCAGCAAGTCTATCGTATAGGTTGTCTTCAATTGCTTCTTCAGTAATAGCAAATGCTAAAGCGATTGTTTCGTGTGAGTATCTAGCAGTGAAAGTCTCATTTGCTTGATCGAACACTACTCCAGCACCTTCTTGTTTAACAGGTGCAGAAGCGAAACCGCTTAACATTACTTCTTCTTCAAAAGCTCTGTCAGATGTTTCAGTAGTATAAATCTCAGCATGCTGATTTTCATATCTACTATATTCCAGGCCGAATAAAGCATTCAAACCTGGCTCTAGTTCTTTAACTAGTTGCGAACGTGATATTGCCATAGTTATTCTCCTTTATTTATTATAGCCCTGTGCCACTTCTGTAGAAGTGGTTGTTGATTCTAACAAGAACATTAGCATTAGCTCCTGTACCATCATTATCTGGGTCTTGCGAAATGTCGATCGCTTGAATTGCGAAAGTAGTCGCCGTTCCTGATACTGATACATCAAGTTGTGCTTTTGATATTCCTGTTTGTGTAACACCAGTAGTGTTAGTAACAGAGTAGTTTCTAAATAGATCTGCTCTAGTAAAAGCCTCGTCTGCGTCTACCAAAAATACTGCGTCTGGATCGTCAACTATGAATGCAGTAATGTCACTCGCAGCTACTCCTCCAGGGTAGTAGTTTTTGTAAGTCGGCTTTTGTGTAGTTGGATCAGTGTAAAAACATCCGTTAAAAACGCCCACAACAGCATCAGATGTGTTAGCACCATGTTTCTGAATATTACCAGATGTTAGTGGTTCCACTAAATCACCTTGATATATTGCAGTTGCATAGCCACTAGCAATCGTGTATCTGTTTTGAGCACCTACTAATGGTGTACCGTCTAGTTTTCTGTATGGTCTTAGACCAAACTTTTCACTTACGTTAGCCATAGTTGTTTTCTCCTTTTAACATTTATTTAATCCAAGCTACTTGTAGGTATCGCAAAAATATTACTTTTTACGAGAACCGCCAAAGGTAACTCTAGACTGCCTATCAATATTGATCGGCATGTCCGGGTGTTGTTCCTTCATAAGATCTCTATCAAGCGCGTCTGTTCTGTCTTGAGTAATTTTTCTAAAATACTCAGCGCGTTGTTTTAAAATCTCCAAAGGTATCCTTGCCAACACAAGGCCACCAATTCCAACGAGACCAGCATGTTTTCCTTCAGAAATAATTGGGTATTCATGTTCACCTATTTCACTTAAAAGTGTTTCGGCTTTAACAAATTCCCAACCTTCCCTAAGTTTCTTAGAAACGTTTGCAACGTCCTCGAAACCTGCGACTGCAGTTCTAATCCACCTGTGGGCGAATCCCTGCGGGGCAGCTGGCGCATCCAAACTGGATGGTGGAGTCCAATCTTTTTTTCTAGCTTCTTTATTTCTAGAATTAGACTCGCGTGAAGTTTTTATCTTTTCCATGTTATACTCCTTCCTTCACGTATTTTGCGTATTCCTCTAGTGGCACTCCTAATTTCTTAGCGATAACTACCTGTGATTTAGTGAGTTTCACAGACTTGCGTCCACCTGATCTTCTGCTAACCGAAGCTACGTTTTGGACGGGTGCAGCTTTTGGTGTTTCTTCTTCAGAAGATTGTGCAAACTTTTGAGGGAAATACTCCTTCATACGTTTGTTGATTTGATTATAATACTCCTCGCTTTCCCCGTCAATTCCCTGCTGGACAAGTTCTTCATGAATACTCATAGCAGCACCTGTAAGGACCCTATCACTTCCAAACCAGTCATTATTTTCAGCCCATTTTTGAGCTTTGTAACTAATTGGAGCTGGTGGTTGTCCTTCTGTGTTTGGGATTTGCGGTTGCGATTCAGCATCTTTTTTTCTTGTTTCTTTTTCTCCTAAAGAAATAGAAACTTTTTCTTTCTCAACTGCTAATTTTGTAAGCTTATCTTGAGCTTCCATAATTTGATCAGCATCTTGAGCGTCTAATGCCCCTTTTAATTCAGTTTTAGCTTTATCTCTTTCTGAATCTATTCTTGCATCATATTGTTTAAGATAATTAGTATCTGTTTCTTCATATTTATCAGAAACCGATTTAAATTTATCTTGTAATCCTTTTGCATAATCCATGGCAGCTTTTTCTCTTCTTTCTGCTTCACGAATTTGAAAAGTAAGTTTTTTTATCCTTTTTTGAACTTTATCAGAATAATCTTCAAGTTCACCTTTATCTTCTTCCTCAACCTTTTGCTCTAACGGTTCTTCCGATTTTTTTATTGGTTCAGGTTTTTCTTCAGGTGTTTCTTTTGTTTCCTGTAAAAGCTCCTTTGCTGTTTTTCCACCAGTTACATCTGTGTAACCAAGGTCAACAGTTTCTTTTTGTACAAAAGACTCATCTGGTTCTTTTGTATCAACGTTAACTTTTTCTTCATTAACGCCATCAGTATCTAATTCCACTTCTGGAATTTTATTTTCTTCAGCCATATATCCTCCTTAAAAATGGTGCAAAATTTCACGTGGGTTTTTGATTGTTGAAATAACTTCATCGTCATTTAACACTCTAACTTCACCACCTTCAATCTTGAATCGTGAACCTGCGTACCTACTGAAAATTATCCAATCGTGTAGCTTACACCAAGGTCCTAACGGAAACTTATCTTTGTCTCTGTAACAAAGATTACCCATTTTAAGAACTAGACCACAGACTGTAGTCATCTGTATTGTTTCTTGTGTTGTATCAGATAAAATTATACCTCCCTTTGTTTTTTGGGGACCAGCATAAGGCAATACAAGTAATCTGTATCCTGTTGGTGTAGGTAATCTATCTAATAGTTTTTCATCGATCGCTTTTGGATCTAGGACTGTTCTGACTTCTTCTTCGCTTTTATACGAGTCTTCAAGTTTTCCAGCCCGTTTCGGTTTCACCGTGGACATTGTCATCTTCTAACTCCTGTTTGTTCAGCAGGTCTTTCAGTTCCTGTTGCAAATCTTCTAATGATTTGATTTGACCTCTAACATATTGTAGTTGATCGATGGTGTCAACACTATATATAGCGGCTTCCTTATAACGCTGGAGTCGTTTAGCGATTGTCCTTTGAACAAGTGATATTGTATTAAGATCCATAATAATTTAAATTTATATTAATTCTGTTGTGTTTATCGGTACAAGTTGTTCCTCTGTGTTTTAAATTAGAATCAAAAATGACTATTCTATTTTTTAAACTATGTACTTTATCCCCTGTCTCAAACTCAGTGTACCCATTGTTTGTGTTTACATAATAAATTGCAGTAATATTGTTATCATAATCTATATGAAAAGCATGTTTTATAGTTTCTAAAGTCATTGGTATACAATTTGATTTTATCCTGACTATAGACTTAATTTTCATTTTTTCAATTAAAGATTTTAAAATAGGGAAAAAACTAGATGTAGGTTTATAATCGAAGTAAAAATTATGACAAAATTGAAATTGGTGGTCTGGTCTTTCTTGTAAATGGTCATCTTCACTCATTCTATCTGCATAATACCAAGGAAATTTTGGATGTAAGAATTCTTTTTCTAACAAATCTGCTTCTTCTTTCTCCAAAAAATTATCTATTACTTTTATTCTGCCCTCTGCAAACAAATTTTATTTTCTCCTGCTTCTTTTGTTTTAAATCCAAAATGAGTCAATACTAATGCTATGTGATCCATTTTATATTTTTTATAATCATCAAATATAAATCTTGTTCCAACTCTTGATTTATCAGCAAACCAGATAGCCTCTCTTAAAACATCTTTTGTCATATGTGGTCCATCAAAGTGCACCAAATCGTAAACTTTAAATCCTGTTTCTACAAATTCATTCATAAATTCCGTGTCTTTCATATGATAAAAAATAAATTCAGGATGGTCTTCAAAATCTTTAACCATCTGTTGCTTCATTTCATCTGTGTAATCTGCAGTATATTCTGGAGAAGTATCATAATGTTGATACTTTAAATTAGCATAAGGATCTATGCCTATATGTTTATAAGGTATTTTAGCACCACCTAATCTTTCTTTAATGGCTAACATAATAACTTTAGAACCCAATCCTTCACGCACACCAATTTCTACTGTGGTTACAAATTTTGGTTCTTCATAAAAAGGTAAAGTCTCTGTCCATTTTTTTAGAAGGTCGTATTCTTGTGAGTCGCCTCGAATA